CGCCGCTTAGGCCGGAAGTCTTTCCGGTCCCCGAGCTTAAAGGTGTCGAAGAGCACTCCTCCATAGCCGTGGTCTCGCTGACGCTTCGTGCGCCGCGGGCTCCAATCACCAAGAAGGTGACCGTCCCCATAACCATCCGGTCCATAGATCCTTAGAGATGGATGTATGTGCGCGAGCACACGATCCGCCATTTCAGGATTACGATGCCTAACGTAAAAGTTGTGCATCTTAAAGAGCTCCATTCCCGTCACCACGTTCTTGTGGTAATAGGGCCGGATATCAATTCCACGAAGGAAATCCCCCCCACATGACTCCCTGAAGGAGCCTGTCCAGTAGCTCTTCTTACGGTTTATTGAAAAACCGCACACTTCAAGAACACGCATCACGCGGTTGACAGAGTGTGTGCCTACGATGATGTCGTCTCCGTAAACGGATGCGAAACCATCTTCAGCAGCTGAAGATGCCAGAGCCCAAAAGATAAGGGTCTCCAGAGGAAACGTATAACCGTTTCCCATGCTAGAGAACTTTTCAAGGCAGACGGTCTGACCGTCTAAGGAAACCTTGTCTGTCCGACAGGAGTTGAGCATGAAAGCCCACTCCAAAGGCAGAAGTTCGTGTACGATCTCTTCCGAGATCGTATCAGAGGCAGATGACAGGTCCAGGGTGCTAAGTTCCCCAGTTAATGACCCTTCTTTCGCAAGAGACTTGTTAATCTCTTGGTTCCGAATGTCAATACCAAATGCGTGCAAACGCTTGGCCATAAAATCGCCGAGAGCTAGCTGAATCATTGTGTTCAGACTTGGCTCTTTAACGATCGACCGATGCGTCTTCGCATTCTTCGGGACGAATTCCACCACCCCCTCCATGACCTGGACGGGGCAGCGCTCAACCACGTCAACCAACCCGCGAAGCTCGATCTCCCGATCAAGCTCGCTTAGGTCCTTCTCCCAGGATTCCATTAGTTCAATCACCTCTGAGCGCTCATGCTTAGAGCAACCCTCTAGTGACTGATGGAGTCCGTTAATCTCCGAGACGATCTCCTGCCTTTTGAGGAGCAAGTTCTCGTACGGATCGGGTGGTAGGATGTTGTGTAACCGTGAAAGTTGAGGCATCTCCTCCAGCAGCCTTGCGGCGTACGGAAGGAGAGATTCGCTACAGGAAACACCAGCTTGTAGTTTTTCAACCACGCTAGCATTTTTCTTCTTAGTAAGGGTCGTTGCCCCGGGTCCGAAGCGTAGCTTTAGATCTCGAACGTGCGGGAGCCTTCCAAGAACGCGTGCAATTTTATGTTGTGCTCGGCGAAATACCGAGTCAACCCAGGGCTCAAA